GGGTAATGAGTTTTTGAAAAGAGTTCAAAAGTTCAAAGATAGTGCTGATGGAGTAGCATAATGAACCTCACATTTAGACAACACATTCTCTTATTATCTGCACTAACAGTGTTTTATGATGAGGTTGCAAAAACTTCTACACCTGAACTAAAACAAGAACTAATAGAACTTAGTGAGATTATTCAGGAAAATGCTATGATGAGGAAAAGGGCAGATGAACGACGTGAGAAGAAAAATGAAACTCTGTAAGGATTGTAAGTATTATCATAAGGATTGGTTGTCTCATTTATTTGGAATGGGATACCGACACGATACTTGTGCCTCTCCAAACACTACCACAAATCCTGTAACTGGTAATGATAATCGATTCTGTGATATGCTGAGGTCAAAACGATGGGAAGAACTTGATTGGTCTTGTGGTCCTGATGGTAAGTTCTGGGAGGCAAAATGACTAAACTAGTAAGGTGGGAAGAAAATCCAGACGAAATTGTACTGGAAGAGGTGGAAATGTTTCACCTGGAAAGTATGAACGAACGGAGCCTGTGGGTGGGCATTTACACACAAGACAAAAAGATTTACCACTTGAATATTCACGCCGATGGTGATAAACTAAATTATTACTGGAGCGATGAAACGCCGTGAGATTTGAAAACCCAACAAAATGGGAACTCTTTCTTGATGGTTTCCGTAATGTCCTGTATATTCTTGACTGTTATGATGATGGTGATGAATGGGGTTATGGGGAATTTTGGGAGAGTTTGAGTATTGGTTGGTTTGAGGAATACATCTATCCTTATGATGACCCATACAATCTAACCATCAGTCCAGAACGTAAGTTGAGGTTAGCACAAGAACTACCAAAGATTACTCTATCAGTAGAGGATTATGATGAACTTGTGCGACGAATCAATGAACCACAAGATCCTGCTGTGGTGGAAAGAATTAAAGAACTTATGAATCGCAAAGCACCTTGGGATGATGACTGAGAAGGATAAGATATTCTATAATGTCTGGTGTTGTGCTTATCAACGTAGGTATAATGCGAAACTCAAACAAAACTGGGAACTGTATAACCGTGAACACCAAACTTTGCTGATGTGCCTTAAAATAGCAAAGTGGACGACATTTGATACTGACAAACCACACTACTTAAGATAATGTTTAGCACACCAGTAAGAGGAACAGCAAAAAAGAAAACCACTATGAATTGGTGGGAATATTGGATCGGTCATTGTTGGATGACAGGGTGGCAAACTATTCGTATGTCTTTCTGTAATTGGAGAGACTTAATGACTGGTAATTATGAAGGTTATGCTCTAATGTTCTATGATGATCCTTATGAGGAATGTTATAGTTCTTTCTGGAGTTATTTGGGTGATGATGATGTATTGCCTAAAGACTTTCTTGAAGGTTTGATGGAAATGGCAGATCGTATTGAACGTGGTGAAGAGAAACTGATTCCTATTGATGAAAGTTTTTGGGAAGATTTGGACAAGTGGAGTGAAGAAGATGATGACGAAGTTTGATTATATTCACGATGAGCGTCGTTATGGTTGGGTAGTTGATAGTCGCTACCAGTGGATTAATATGCTGACCAAAATGCAGCAAAATAATCCACGACGTTTTAAAGAGTTTGAATACTCTACTGCCACCATTTATCATCATATAGATAGACTGAACCAGGAGCAAAACACTTACGACTAATGAGTGAAGTAACATTTAAGAAGCATAGGGTATTCCGTGAAACAGAAGCAGTTGTCTTCTATGATATTTCTGTAGATGGTTCTAATGCACAAGACCTTGTATGTCATACTGGACCTGCAATCAGTCCTCCTGATGATATTGTAGGTGCAAAACAATTTTATATTCACTATCACCAGATTGACCACAATCGTGTTCTATCTGGACTTCGCACGTTTGAGTTGGTTAATCCTGAATGGCGTTATCCATATCATATCGTTCATCTCAATCGTTCTTCTGGTGCATTAGTTATTCCTAAAATGACTTATCACCGTTCTTATTCTGGTGAAGATGGTTCGATCGTAATCAACCAAGCAATTCGTGATGATGAGTTTAATCCAGAGACAGAGTTTATTCCAGTATCAGCAGCAAAAGAACCAAAACTGTATCACATTCTTGCTCACGAAAAACCAGTTATTCATACACTTGGAGAATAATTATGGGGATGTTTGATTATGTCCGTTCTTCATTTGATTTGGGTGAAGAATTCACTAATGTAGAATTACAAACCAAAGATATTGAAGATGGCATTGGTGGTACAATGTCCCACTATTGGTTAGATCCACACGGATATTTGTATCATATTGATTACTCACACACTGCTGACTTTGTAGAACTCAAAGAAGGTGATAAGGGTTATAATGATAAAATGAAGTTGTTTAACTTTCAGTGGATTCCTAACGGCAATCACGGTAAAGTCTCTCCGTGTATGATCACGAAATACGTTGAGGTTTATCCATCAACTTGGGAAGGACAGTGGGAAGATTGGCCTCGTTGCAGAATCCACTTTAAGTATGGTAGACTTATGGACTACGACATCACCACTGGAAGATGAAGGAGTTTGATTACTCTCTTGATTACAAAACTTTAGATTTCACAGATTTTAGTACAAGAAAACTATATAGAATTGGCAGAGGGGAGCAGGGAGTTCTCTTATGTCGCCCATACACCGAAGATATTTGCCAGTATTGGAGGTTCAAGGATGAGACTACTGCTCGCAAATCTGCTCTTAAGATATACCAAATGTTCTGTTCATATAGCAGGGACGATGATTTTATTGGAATGGACATTTGCATTAAATTCCTTTACATGGGCTTTACGAGGGCAAGAAGGTACGCGAATCATTCTAGTGGAAGGAAATACTCTAAAACAGGTGAAGTATTACCCCAGAGTAAAGATGCACTTACAAACGAAAAGGCAAGAGCAGCAAAAGCCTTTAAATTGATGTGGGATAAAGCTAGAAACGATGTGAAATATATTAAAATGCGTAAGGAATGGAGAGAACAAGAGTAATATAAATATTGGTAAGGATGTGTCTAGGATTATGGGTATCGTTTATTGTTATACGAATAAAATTAATGGAAAAAAATATATTGGGCAGACATTACACCCATCGCAAAGAAAACGTTCTCACAGACATAATGTAAAGATAGGAATCAAAAATAAATTTTACGATGCCATAAGATATTATGGATGGAAAACATTTCACTATGAAATTCTGGAGCAAACAACTAATTTAAATGAGTGTGAAGCCAAATGGATTTTGCATTATAATTCTCATATCAATGGATATAATTTAAATGAGGGAGGTAGTGGTAATTCTGGATACATAAGAGCAAAAGAATCTATTGAAAAACAAAAAGAAAAAATGAAAGGTCGTAAAAAAGATGAAGAATCTAAAAAGAAAATAAGTGATGGACTAAAAAAATATTATGAATCTAATCCACACCCCTGGAGCAATAGAAAACATACACCAGAAAATAAAGAAAAGTTAATCAATGCTGCTAAAAATTGGAGAGAAAGTAGAACGGAAGAGGAGTGGTTGCAACACAAAAAAAATCTTTCTAAATCAAAAAAGAATAGAATTGCATATAATTTGGATGGAATAAATTTTCAGTCGCAACAGGAATGTGTAGAATACATAATATCCAAGTATGGACTTTCTAAAAATACTGCACTAGAATATCTAAAAGAAGGAAGACACCCATTGAACAAAAGAAAAAGAGGAGAAAGAAAAACGTGGAGAGCAGCAGAATGACCGAACCATCTTTGTTTCCTTATGAGAACTTTCCAGTCAGATTGGAACAAAAAGCAGAGAATCGTATTTGCTGGTTCAAGGATGACTATGACTTGCAAAAACATCTAATCCGTTATAAACTAGACAAGAGAACAATTAAGATTGATTATCGTGATGGAGAACCCGTTGTACGCAGTAAAAAACACAAGGGAGACGTGGAGCAAAAGTCTAAACCAAAAAGTAACAGAGGTGCAGGTTCAGTTCGCAAAGGAAAACCCAGCGTGGATTCCACTCGAAACGCTGTTGGCACTACAAAGCGTAAAAAATGACTGAAGAAACAAAACTTATTCTTGCACTGATGCAGATTGATAACCTTACCAATTTGCTCAAAGATAATGAATATGAAAAATTTATGTATAGTCACCTTATTTCAATTCAAGTAGAACTCAAACGTCAATTAAGTCATTATGGAAAAACAACTGTACGATGATTGTTTCTATGTGGAACAAAGGAAATATGGACTGTGGTATTCTACAGATAAGGAAGGAAAGGGGTTGATTACATCACTAACTGAAGATCAATGTGTGACTGCTACACGTTGGTATATGAAAGGATTGCAAGAAGGATTTGACAAATCTGAAGAAAAAACTTATAGTTCAACTGTTGAAGGAAAATTATGACCCTACGCACATTTGTAGATAAAAACGGTAACGAATGGAACTGGCAAGAAACTCCAGAAGTTCTTACTGCTCTTTCAGAATATCGTAAGTTTGCTGGTAATTATCAAGGACCTCTTTATGCTCCACATCCTGACTTAAAAAATGAAAATGAGACTAACGCCTAAACAACAAATGTGGGCTAATATCTTTAAGTGTGCTGTAGAAAGATCCAACATTTATTTTAAAGAAAAAGATCTTGAACGACACGCAAGAGAGCACACAACAGTCTCATTAGCATTACAACTAGGTGATCAATTTTGGAAAGAAATACTATGATTGGAAAATTCATTAACTGGTATTTTTCGCCATCAAGAAAACCGATTGTAGAAGATATTGATCTATATCAAAAAATTGTAGAGTTGGAAGAACGTATTAGACATTTGGAAGAAGAAAATGTAGAAAATTCAAATTGTTTTTACGAACTATCTAATTCTATTGATGCAATTGATGCTCGTATAGATATACTGACTTTAGAAAATTGGAATAACAAAGATGTATGATTTGGATGACTTTGAAAAAGCACTCGCCCACTTTGGTACGAGAGTGGACATCATTATTGCTCTTGAAATGGGGGACAAAATTGATGCTGCCGCAGCATATAAAGAGATTAAAGAAGAACTCAAAGAACTCAAAAAAGCAAAAAAGCAGTACGGTAAGGATATGTAGTAAATGTGGTGAAACCAAACCACTTGACGAACAGCACTACCAGCGTGTAAAATACTTTCGCAGTGGGTTGTCTTTCTACTGCAATGAGTGCAACAAACCCAAACCCAGAGAAGACTGATTATGGACTACAAGAAGTATTCGCTTGAAAAACTTGAAGAGTGGATGCACGATGCTATGAGTAGTGATGCATCTCCTCACGAAATCTACTCTACAATTCGTGAAGCAGTTCGTGAAAACTACAATTATCACCGAGAACAAGTAAGTCGTGCTTATGGACTTCTTGAACTTTTAAGTGGTCATCGTCCTGTTGAAGATAAATCTATGCTTTCTTGTGATAAAGATGATCCATCTCCAGAATGTAAGGGTGCTTGGAATGATTTCTGGGAAGGTGTTGATGATGAAGTAAGACGTTCCCTTGAAGAAAAAGGATATGAATGGACTCCTCTTCCCCAGAAAGAGGATAAAGTAGTAAAGTGGCAACTTCCTGTTCAACTTGATGGTTTGTCTGGTGAATGTTATGTTCAGTTCCCTGATGATTTGTTGGAAGCAGCAAATCTTAAGGAAGGTGATACTGTTGAATGGGTTGAACAAGGTGATGGTTCTTATCTGTTGCGTAAAGTTTGATGTTAGACCTTTGGTTATGGCAACTTAAAGCAGTTGCTCCACTTGTTGGTGGATTATGTTTTGATAACTTTATGTCTAAACAAGGTGATCTCTGTAACTTTAGACAACCACGCGCTGCTGTGATACAATATGATAAACCAAATCCAGAGGCTGCTTGTTATCGTGACGGCATCTTCTATCCTAGATGTAAAGATCTAGAAAACCCCGAAGTCCTTTATTATCACAATCTTTTTAAAAATGGCGCTATCACATCAAACCCTTGAACATCTTTTAGAAGCTGAGTCACATCTCCGTGCTGCAATCAAAAGTGCATCCGTGAATGAAAAACCACTGGTAATTCAACAACTTTCTAAACTTCTTCTTGATTTAGAACAATGCAAGAAGTTTGAAGAGATTATGGATATGCTGGAAAATAGAAAACCAGGTAGTCGTGGTGGATTTGGTTCTTTCTTCAATGATGACGAAGATTAAGAAATGTAAAGCAATCCCGAAGAGATTATTAAATCCATAGATAGTTTATGTTGATATGCTAATATATCTGGGTACTCGGGAGCAAAACTATGACACTTTCATCTGGAAAAAACGATAAACTTACCGATGCAGAGTTTAGTGAGATGGTTGCTCTAAAGAATGCAATCAATCACGACATTACTCAAGTGGTGCCTGAGAAAATGGAAGCATTTACTGAATACTTGGTACGAAGTTTGAGAGAAAAAGGCGGTTGAATAAGTGTCACA